GTCCGGCGGAGCAGCGGCAGGGCGGGCCGGTCCTTCGACCGACTCACGCGCCGCTTCTCCGAAGCCTCGAGCCACCTCGAGGAACTTCGCCGCAGCATTATCGTCTTGCATTGCTTGCGTCACGAGCTAGCTCCTTTCCGGAAGGTTGACTTCCGGGCGGGTACTACGTCCCACCAAACATCGGAGGGATAGGAGCGGCATCCTTTGCCGCTTCTTCTTCACTCGAAGCCCGAACCGCCGCCTCGACCAGCTCCCGCGGGCCGGAAACAACCCACCGAAGCGCAGCGATCTGACCTCGAATGAAATCATCAGGCAGCTTATCCTGCCGAGTCTTGCTCGGTTCCAAGAGCTGATCGTACAGCATCTTCGCCCGCTGCGAAATCAAAGGAACAAGAGTTTCGTTCCATCCAGGCGAACCAATCGTCTGTTGAAGCTCGGCCATCTTCAGGTCGATAGGCATTAGGCAGCGGTCAATTCACTCGGAATCGAGCCAGGCCCTCCAAGATCTTCGGGTGTCGGAATGCCGGGGACATTCTCCGCGCCCCCCTTTCCGCTCAGTTCAAGAATCTTCTGCATGCCCTCTTGCGTGTTGATGAGTTCATCCACGTTCTGAATGTCGAACACCATGAAGATCTGCCGGAAGAAATTGATCCAGTTCACGGCAGACGCCACCACAGGATTGCCGGAAGCCGCCTGAAGCAGGAGCGTAAGATTCTGCTGCCGCACTCCCTTCCCCAAGCGGCTCAGACTACCCTGAGCACGCGCTTCGTAATTCGGCACCAGATCCGTACCGCTGATGTACTGGCGCTTCGTATCAGGAATCTCGCCTCCGGTAAGCGTATCGCGCGTCGCGCTCTGGCCGAGAAGAAGAACCTCGTGCGGCAGATCAAGCATCTGCCGATTGAGATCGGTCCAATCGTCCATAAGAGGCTCGAAACACGTGGACTCGAACAGCCGCGACTCAAGCAGCAGGCGAGTCGCCACCGCCTCGCTTCGGCCAAGGTACTCACGGGCCGTCGTACGATTTCCCGCGCCCTGCCCCATCACCGTGTCTTCCACAATACCGAGGCCCTGCTGCATCCACTTCCAGATGATTTCCGTCATCTGAACGCCCATTTGGAAACCATTCATATCGGGCGAAAGCGGCATGATGTTCTCCTGCGGGGAACCGTCCCCGAAGAAGAAGCGACCGGGCCGCATGACGAGATTTTGCGTCGGCATGTTGAACGAACGGTTGGCGAAAAACACCGGATCGATGAAGAGATCGAGCACGTCGAGCTGCTGATTGACGAAGCGATTGGCGATGATCTGCATTTTCTTCGCAATTTCAGCCTTGCCCGGCGCGTAGATGTAGTGCGGATCCTGAATCGGCGAGTACGTCCGAATCGGCTTCTTGAGGCTCCAAAACGGCATGGGCCGGTTGCGGAGCAGATACCGCCCGTTCGCCACCGTGATAACACGATTCCGAATTCCATCCGGCGCCAGCTCAGAGGGAATCTTCCCCCACATCGTTACCAGCTCGATAGGGCGGGCATACTGCTCCCGCTGCCGTCCGTCAGAGTCAATACCCGTGCGCCACGTCCCCCGCCACGTCTTGTAATCCTCATTCGCCTCTGACGCACCAAATCCTTCTCGCTCCATGCGGCGAACTTCGGACGGGTCAAAAATCGTCTCGCCCATGACGTTGATCGTCGCAAGCGCCCGAATGTCGTCGAGATCCAGCCATTCGCGCTCTTCGAACCAGTCCGCTTCTTGCGGATCGCGGAAACCGGGCTGCGGGAAGACATCAAGGCCATCAAGAACCTTGATTGTCGGGCCGGAACGCGTAACAAGCCGCTGCTTGGTGACGATCTGGATAACCTTCTGCGAGAGGGGAAGGAATTGCGCCTGAGAAATCATGGCGTCCTCTTCCTTGTGCTCCCAGCCAGTACGAATGAAGGTTGTTCCGTAGAGGTCGGCGGTGAGGAAGATGTCGTAGGCTTTTCCGACGATACCATCGTCGAGAAGCTGCTGCGTATGGAGAGCTTCGCGCTTCCGGGCAATGATCTGATCGCCAGGATCGGCGCCGAAGAAGGTGATGAACGGAGGCTCGCCGAATGATGTCGCCACTTTTCGTGCCACGTCCGCTTGGATCGTGGACAGGATCAGCGGGATATGCATGCTGTTCTTGTGGGTGTTGATGTTGCCACTCATCACACCCCGATACAAATTGTAGAGCAGCGGAAGCTCACGCCGAATTCCACCGAAGTAGTTTTCGGAATGCTGCTTCCGCCCCATCACAAGCCGTACGATCTGCTCGCGCGCAGCGACGGCCCCTTTTTCACGACGGATCTCAGCGATCGGCACGGTTCAACGTCCTTGTCAAAGGGCCGACTTCAAATCCTCCGGTACGTCAACGAAAAGCTTAGACCCGTCAGCCGCCACGACAAAGCCCGAATTTACAGCGTGTTCGAGCAGCTCAAGAGTCAGCATTACGTCCGAGAGGCAATAGTTCACGAGATCCGCGACCTTCCCACTCGCCAGGAGCAGGGGCGCGCCCTCACCAGTCCCGAGTTTTCCCCTCCCAAGCGTCCGCTCGCAGAGCGGCCCAAGGCCGTGCCCCTTCCACGGAATGCCCGAACGATCAAGGGCCTCTTTGACCGCGGCGAAGAGGTCGAAATGGCTCTTCAGAGAGAGCTTGCGACCAATATGAGCTTCGACCAACGGGACATCGAAGCCCTTTCCGTTGAAGGTCACGAGAAAATCGAGCTTCTCGAGGTGCTCCGCGAGCTTTTCGAGGTCGTTGTCGTCGTAGAAGTGGGGGTAGAGGTCGATTTCGTCCCAAATACACCCGAGCGAGACGCCTCCCTTGCTGATAACAGCCTTCCAACCGCCGCAATCATCGACGGATCGACGGATCTCGAGGTCGAAAATGCCCACACGTGCTACCGATTTCTCGAAAACCCCGCGGTCGGGGTCCACTTCACACTTCTCGGACATCAATGCCTCCCGGACTGGCGGTTTGATCGGCAAAATTGCCGCTGGATGAAGTCTATCGAGCATATTCGTCGGAATTCAGCATCCTTTCCGAGTCCCACCACTCGCCGTGCTGCTCATCCCAATACTGCGTCGCGGACTTTCGCGGCAGGCGCCGACTCAGCTCGCCGGGACGATCCGGCGTGTACCCTGCTTCCTCATTCGCATACGCGACATTCAGAAGCGGGCGGTAGACTTCGGGGCAGAAAACATCGGCAGCGCAGTCTACCCAATCGTCATGCTCCACAACACCATAACGAACAGCCTGCCCGATAAGTTTGTGAACGCCGGGGGCGCCGCGCACCAGCTTGACGTGCCCATCAACCCACAGATTGAAGGCTTCCCGAATGCGGATTTCCTTCTTCACCCCCGCGCGCGACAGGAAGATGAGAGGCGGAACGAGCAACCCGACACCGCCAAACCATGAGCGAATGCTGTTCTCGTAAATCCCTTCCTTGCCGCCAATTAGCTTCTCGTCGATCCACGCGCGGATCCGTTTTCCTTGGGAGCGATACCGCTGAACAACGAGGGAGACTTCCTTGAAGTAATCCTCGCCGCGCCAACGATTCGAGCTGTTCCCCTCGAGGTAGTACACGTCCCCGGTGCCGCGGAGATCGATGCCCCACAGCTGCCAGACGGATTCGTCCCCCGAACCAATCCGTTTCCCTTCCTTGAACGCGGTGTCCGACACGATAACGTACGCGAGATTCGAAGGAACCGATTCCGCGTCGATCCACATGTCGTCGATCTGCTCTTGCGTTAGCGGCATATGCTCCCCCGAGCCGGGATCGTTCTGCATCTGCGCGGCAAATTCGACAGGATGCTCTTCCTCGTACTGAAGAAGCTGTTCGGTCGGCCAGACTTCAGGCCAGATCGAGTTCCCCTCGCTGTCGAGCGCCTGAAGGAAGTATACGTCCCAGCCGTTTTCCTTTCCGAACTTGAGGCCCCACTTGTCGGGCGGCTTCATGCCGTGCCACGACCGGATCCCCTGCTTGAAGAACGTTCCAGCCACGTCATTATCGCGGTAGCGCGTGCAGACGAGCATGAAGAACGAGTCGGGACGAAAAGCGGGGCGAAGGGCGGCCATCGAACGGTTGACGTACGACAACCAGGCGCCGGATTCAGAGATCTTCTCTTCAGACAAGGGATCATCCATGATCCCGAAATCCGGGTGAAGACCCGTCACGCCGCCCCCAACGCCCCACGTAGAAAAAGAAGGCTCGGTCCGTGCCACGTTTCGGCGCGCCGCGTGGACAACCTCTTTGTTTGTCCAGCGCCGATTCGGGTCGTACCAGCTACCGTACAGCTCTGCGAACAGAGCATTCGGATCCGAGCCTTCCATGACTTGTTTGATCGGGAACAGAAAGTCTTCCGCTTTCGTCGCCACTTCCGACCCAATGAAAGACGCAATATCCGGGTTGCGGAGCTGAACCCACAACGAAAGAGCTTTCGTCGCAAGCAACGTCTTGGCGAAGAAACGCGGGATGACGAGTACAAGTCGTTTCCGCTTCTTCATACCCTTCCGCCGAAACTCTTCCCATTCCTCCACGTGCGCCTGCATCCACGTGCAGATAGGTCGGTGCAAGCGCTCGGTCAGCCAGCGATCTTGCGGGTTCCCGGCCATGTAACGGTCGAGGCCCCACGCAATCTTCACGAACGACCAGAAGTCTCGCCGACAGAGATCCGCCTGAAGCTCCCGCTCGGACTTGAGACTCCACGGGTCAGGTGCCGAGATCGGCAAGTCGTTTGAGGTCGTCGTCATCGAAATCTCGAATCAGGCGCTCGAGATGAGCAACCCGGTCTTTGAGCAAACGATTTGTTTGCCGCAAGCGTGAGTTCTCATTCCGAAGCGTGTCGTTTTCGTGACCCGCATACCTCGGATCATGCGGGTTGCGAGGCAGCATCGTCATGCCGGATTTCCCTGGGTTCGAAAGTCTCCCTCACCCCCTCGAGGGGGAAAGCCTTCTCGAAGGCTGCTCGAGCGATCTTCTCGCCCGAGAGCGCGTTGAGGGTTGCGAGGCGGTCGATCCGCTCGAGTTCGGTCAGCTCGGTACGCCCGATAGGGCCGGTGGTGTTGTTCGAGGATTCGATGACGGCGAGGGCGCGGAGAGCGGAGACGCGGACTTCGGGCCGCAGCTCGGGGTCGGAAGCGAGCTTGGAAAGGAGGGCAACGCGACCGGGATGGTCGAGGATCCCCCCGAGCTTGCGCTTCTCGGCAGCTTCTCGTTTACGCAGCTCGGCGGCGGCGTCGTCATCAGGGAATTCCGTAGGCTCATCACCAGTTTCCGTAGGCTCATCACCGGGGCGAGCGAGGGTGCCGAGCCGTTGGAACGTGGCGGGTTCGGTGAACGCCGGGCGGGTCGGCCCGGACTTGGGCGCGAAGTGGCTGGGCGAGGTTTCGCCGCGCTCGCGGAGGATGGCTTTCACGCGGGCCGCGGTGCGCATGGAAATGCGGGCACGCTCGCAGAGCTGGGCCAGGGTCAGGGGCGGCTCGCGGTTGGCGATGGCGAGTCGGGCTTCGGCAAGGCCGCGATCGGTGGCGGAGTAGCGTCCGCCGCCGCCGACGATGCGGCGCTTGCGCATGTGGCGCTTGGGCGAGGACATGGAGATAGGAGATCATAGATCGGTCGGGAAGGCATAGGTAAAAATTGGTGGGTATGGAGAGAGGGGTAAGGAAAGCTTTGCATCGCACGCGCGGGTGCCCGCGCGCCCGTCCGCCATAGGCGCCGTCTCAACGCCGCGCCACGCACGCGCCACGCAGCACGCGCCCGCCCGCCGCCCGCCGCACGCACGCACGCGCCACGTTTACACAACGCGGGCGGATTGCATTGCATGCACGCACGAGACGCAACGCACGCATGCACGCACGCACGCGCGACCATGTAAACGCCGCGCACGCAACGCAACGTTTGCACGCGCGAACGGCACGCGCCTTGCGAGAGTAGCTAGCAGGGACCGCGAACGGATCGCCCGTTCGCGTCGCGCCACGGACGGCCGCAACGCTCCACAAGGGGAAACGAAATGCAACCTACCCTCGCCCGCTGGCAACGCGCGCACAACGTCCCAGCCGGACGCAAAGCCGCGCCGGATCGTGAAGCATGGTTGAAATCAGCCGTCGAGCATTTGCGCCCGTACATTTCCGAACGCACGAAACTCCACGTGCCCCGTATCAACGTCTCTACC